TTAAACAATATAGGAATATGAAATGAGATTAATAGCGGAATATACAGAAGACCATCTAGAAGTACTTACTGAGGCCCGTAAAGACGGTACAAAGAAGTATTCTATTGAAGGTGTGTTTATGTCCGCTGAACAGAAGAACAGAAATGGTCGCATTTACCCACGTGCAGTAATGGAAAGCGCAGTTAACAAATATGTTACTGAGCAAGTACAAAAAGGACGTGCGGTTGGTGAATTAAACCACCCTGAAGGGCCAACTGTTAATCTGGATAAGGTTTCGCACAAGATTGATAACCTCGAGTGGTCGGGGAACAATGTTGTGGGAAAAGCCACAGTATTGGAGACTCCTATGGGTAAGATCGTACAAGGTCTGCTCGAAGGCGGTGTTCAACTGGGCGTTTCGACTCGTGGTATGGGAAGCTTACAGCGAACTAATGACGCAATGGTCGTTAAAGACGACTTTCTACTCAATGCAGTAGATATTGTTCAGGATCCCTCCGCACCTAGCGCTTTTGTTAATGGAGTAATGGAAGGTGTTGAGTGGGTATGGAACAACGGCATTATTGAGCGAAGAGCAATTGAAGAAATGGAGACTGAAATTAAAAAGGCTCCGCGGGCAAATCTGTACGAAACAGAGGTTCGTGAGTTTAAGAATTTCCTCTCGTTACTCAAATCTAAATTTTAAAAGGAGTCATCTATGACTGATGAAAATCAAGTAGAAGATCAGGATGTAGAACTCCATGACGAAGAGAACGAAGTCGTGGAAGGAACTCATGATCCGAAGAACGCTGAAGCTCAGTCTGTAGCATCTGTTGATAAAGCAGGTGAGGCAACTGGGACATCTAAAAAGCGTAAAGGTGATAAAGGATCTTCTGATCCTATGGTAAAAGCTCCTGCCGATCCAATGCCAAAGACTAAGTCTGGCATGATTAACGCTATGTACATGAAAGCTAATAAAATGAAGAAAGAAGATCTTGCTTCACTTTATGGCAAAATGTTTGCAGAAGGCGTTGAGGATTCTGAAGAAGTAATTGATGCAGCTCCGGCTGATATCGCTTACGAAGCAGATTTCTCTAATGATCTTAACGCATTGATTGCTGATGAAGCAACTCTAAGCGAAGAGTTCAAGGATAAAGCAGGTGTGATTTTTGAAGCAGCTATCAAATCGAAGCTAGCAGAAGAAATCGATCGCCTTGAAGAAAAATACAACGAAGAACTTGCTGAAGAGATTGAATCTACTAAAGCAGGTCTTGTAGATCAAGTAGACAACTATTTGAACTATGTTGTAGAAGGCTGGATGGAAGACAACAAAGTTGCAATCCAATCTGGTCTACGTACAGAGATCGCAGAAAAATTCATGAATAGCTTGAAAGATCTATTCACTGAATCTTACATCGAAGTACCAGAGTCTAAAGTCGACCTAGTTGACGAACTGGCCGAAACAGTTGAAGAACTTGAAGAGAAGCTTAACAGCTCAACTGGTAAGCAGATCGAAATGGTTGAAGAATTAGAAGCATTAAAGCGTGACAAAATTGTCCGTGAAGCTTCTAAAGATTTAGCTGATACTCAAGTTGAAAAACTAAAAGGCTTAGTAGAAGATATTGATTTCGAAAACGAAGAAACATTTGCAGAAAAAGTTGCAACTGTTAAAGAATCATATTTCAAAAAATCAGTAACCGAGTCCGCAGACTTAGATCCAACTGATGTTGATGACGGAGCAGAAGTAACTGCATCTGATTCAATGTCAAAGTATCTATCTGCTTTAAGACAAACAAATAGGGAGTAATCCAATTATGCAAGTAGCATACGACAAACTCGTCGAAAAATGGAGCCCAGTTCTTAATGAAGAATCTGCTGGCTCGATTAAAGACGCTCATAGAAAAGCTGTAACAGCAGCGATTCTTGAGAACCAAGAAAAAGCTCTCATGGAAGAGGGCATGATTGCAGAAGCAGCGCCAACAAACAACACTGGTGCGGCTGCTAACTGGAATCCAATCCTAATCGCACTTGTACGTCGCGCAATGCCAAACCTAATGGCATATGACGTATGTGGTGTTCAGCCAATGACAGGACCAACAGGTCTTATCTTTGCAATGCGTTCACGTTATAAAACTGCCGCTAACGGTCAGTCTGTAGATGACGAAGCATTGTTCGCCGAAGCAAACACAGGTTACTCAGGTGACTCGAACTTCACACAACCAGCAGACGGTTCTGGCCTTGGATCAAGTACAGACGGTGACGGCGATAGCACAATTGCTGACTCTGTTACTACTGCTCTTGCCGGTGCAGCAATGCCATTGGCAGATGCTGAAGCACTTGGTTCTTCAGGTGGTTCTGCGTTCAACGAAATGGGTTTCACCATTGAAAAAGCAACTGTGACTGCGAAGTCACGTGCGTTGAAAGCGGAATACAGCTTAGAATTAGCACAAGACTTGAAAGCAATTCATGGTCTTGATGCTGAAACTGAGTTGGCGAACATCTTGTCAACTGAGATCATGGCTGAAATCAACCGCGAAGTAATTCGTACAATTAACTCACAAGCGAAGCTTGGTGCTCTAACAACTAACACAGCTATCAATGGTATCTTCAACGTACAAACAGATGCCGATGGTCGTTGGTCAGTAGAGAAGTTCAAAGGCTTGATCATGCAGATCGAGCGTGAATCAAACGTAATCGCAAAAGAAACACGTAGAGGTAAAGGTAACTTTATTATCTGCTCAAGCGACGTTGCTTCTTCTTTGAGCGCAGCAGGTATGTTGGACTACACACCAGCTCTAAGCACTAACTTGAACGTTGATGACACAGGCAACACTTTTGCTGGTGTACTAAACGGTCGTACTCGCGTATACATCGACCCATATGCAACTAATGACTATGTAACTGTTGGTTACAAAGGCACTAACCCATATGACGCTGGTGTATTCTACTGCCCATATGTACCACTAACTATGGTACGTGCAGTTGGTGAAGACACATTCCAGCCAAAAATTGGCTTTAAAACACGCTACGGAATGGTATCAAACCCATTTGTAGATGTTGGAAGCATGTCTGGCCGCGATGGTCTTGCAACAGCAAAAACCAACCAGTACTACAGAATCTTCAGAGTGGACGACATTCTAGGTTCTTAATAAACGTTC